ACCAATTATGAAATCCATAAATTGGATTATATCATATTGTTTTGGTTCTTCCTATATCCACCTAAAGATTTTACTTGTCTATCTTTTATATCTAGTTCTTTTAATCTATCCCAATCTAAATCTTCATACTGAACTATGTCATGTTTTGCACCAATACTATTTCTAGGTACTTCCATAATATGAAACAAGGGTGTACCTTTTTTAACTTCCCATCTTTCGCCTAATGGTAAGTTCCATATAGTATTTAGATTTATGCTAGTTAAACCATTAGTATCTTGTATTCCCTCTACTACTCTAAAAGGTAACTCACCTAACCAAAACAAAGACTTGTGTATTATATATTCTGTACTAAAAATTCTATAAGGTAATATAAATTTAACTGTATGATTATGTGTAACATCAAAATTCATTTTAATTAAATCTATTTGTGGTGCTGAGTGCATAGTACATATTGGTTTATTATTACTATCCATAGCAATAAGAGTTACTTTGTTTGGGTCATTATCTACCATAGCACTTTCAAACCACATGTCTGTCCACGCAGGTATAACAACTCCTGTCTTAAATAAATCTATTAGAGCAGGACATCTTTTTACAGTAGCTATTTGATTATCTATTTTCTTATATCTTTCATCTAACAATTTATTTTCTGTAATTACTACATCACAAGATTTATCTTGTTGGTCTGTACATAATTGACACATATCTGTATGACTACCTCTATTACTGTCCATAAAAAATACATCATTATTTCTTATTTCTATGGATTCTTCTCTTGAAGCAAATGATGTTATTTCATCCCAATGTTGATATTCTTTTATGACTTCAAGATAAGTCATAGGGTCAGGTATGTTAGGTCTTACCTTTAATATTTTCAATGTAACTTATGTTACTTCTTCAGACCCTGTAATTCCCCCACCTTCGCTGTAAGTATTTTGCATTAACTTACCATTTGTTGGGTCGAACCACCTAGCTTTTCCTGAACTATCGACTCCGGGTGCAGTAAAACTTGCTGCTGTTTTTATACCATCAGCTTCTGCACTACTGTCATATTTATAATTTAACAACTCATCACTATCGTGAGTTTCTTCTACTTCTATAAATCCTTCACCCAAGAATGTTCTGCTGTCATCTATTCTTTCACTCTTAGGAATGATTGTAGATATTACTACATTACCTTCTGATAAACCTATATACTTCATTATAAATCGTACTCTATTACTGTTCCATAAAATGTTGCAGCTTTACTATCATAGTTAATACCAAAATGGTCCCTATCTGTTGCAATAATTCTAACATTAGTAGTAGATGTAAACTCTGCTGTCAATGGAGAACTGTTACCACCACTATGACTAGATTGGTCATTAGCTGCTGCACCTGCAAAACTACTAAATTGTCCATTAGGTATAATTACAGAATTATTTATAACTACTGCTGTTATTGTAACGTCACTTGTGCTGTCATTAACTGAACTTGATGTAATATGTTGCATACTTTTTATCAATCCTTTTTGTGATGTTCCTGTTAAAAATCTAGGCATTATGTTGTTTCCACTACTGTTACTTTTGCTGCTGCAGATGTACGACTATAAACAGGTCCATCAGCATCTAAATCATTCATGTATAAACGAACATTAGTTGATGAAGTTAGGTTAACACCCGGATTACTATCATGTCCATAACTAAATCCTGATTGGTCATTAGCTTCAGCTCCATAAGAACTTGCTGCAGAACCTGTATATATACAATAAGATTTAGTTTCATCTACTGCACTAATAGTTATATCTACAGTATTAGTAGAACTACCACCTATACTACCTGTAACATGTTGAATACTCTTAACAGCACCTGTTAAGGTTTCTCCTATTCCAAATCTGCCCATTAACTTGTGCTTTCTTCTATGCCTGTAACTACAACATTGACACCTGTACTGTCTAATCCTGTAGTCGGGACTACCACTGACCTGCCTGCTTCCAATACAATGTTTGTATTTTCAAGTACTGCTGCAACTGCAAGTGGAGCTGCATCTTCTAAAGCATCAAGTCCATCAAATGTACCATCAGTTTCATCGGGTATAGCTAAGTCTACAGTTTGAGCAGCAGATGAAATATTTACAATTCTTATATTGCAAACAGCAAGTGTGCTAGAAGGAACTGTATAAACAACTAATCCTGTTCCTGAAGAACTTGATGTAATTACTTTTTGTCCTAATACTCCGCTTGCCATATTTTATCTCCTACTATCCGTTTGCTGCAAAGAATGCCTTTGCACTATTTAATTTAAAACCTTCACTTGCATTTAATTGTCCACCGCTTGCTGTTAAATTTGTACCTGCAATAGCTGCTGCTATTAAAGCTACATCACCTTTTTTAAGTGTTCCACCATCTGATATTAAAAGTTCATCTGTTAATGCAAGTCCTGAAGCTAAATCTGTTTGAGCTGATATTGCATCAGTATTTAACATACTTCCATGAACTGCGGTTGCAGCGATTGTTGTTGCTACATCTTGTGTAGCTGATGCTAGTGTACCTGTTACGTCACCTGTTAAAGCTATGTCTTCTATTCTGTCATGTACATCATCAAAATGTTGTTTAACTACAGCTAATCTTACTTTTGTTCCTGCATCATGTGTAGGGTCAGGGTCATGCTTAGAGTCTACGTCTCTTGTTACTGTAGCTGCTGCGTGATTAGTTCCTGATGCCCACAACACAACTTCTCTATTGCTGTCGCTGTCAGGGTCTATTACAAAATATGCTTTGGAATCTATTCCGGGGTCGTCTGTTAAGTTCATTGATGTACCACCACTAGCTAACTGTGCAGCTAAAGTAGTTTCAAATGCGTTTACTAAGTTTGTTTCTTGTGCTGTCATTTTATTTTATTATACCTCATTTATCCAAATCTCATAACACCTAATGCATTAATTCCGAATGCATTACCTGATGTTACTGTACCATAAACTTCTTGCCTTGTCCCTCTTATTGTTATTATTGCATACTGAGTTACGCTACCTACCTGATTAATACCTGATATAGGATAAGCAATTTGTTCTACTACACCTCTAATAACTTCAGAAGGTTCATATATTTCTAGTGTAACAGGAGTACCTTCTTTCTTTTTTAATTGTTTATATATAGTTTCTCCTAAGTTTTTAACAGTAAAAGGTTTTCTCATAGGTCTTTCTACTCTATCGCTTAGGTTTACAGGTATCTGTACTACTACAAGTTCAGGTCTTGCTAATGCACGATAAGATATAGCGTTTACTCGTGGTGTATTAGTTACACCTGTAGAGTTCATTACTAATTTAATTACACCATACCTAGATATTTTATTATCAACTTGAGCTATATGAGTACCTACACCTGATTGTATATCTATTACTTTATCCCATGACGTATGTGTACTAGAGCTTAAACTTTCTATACTATCTGATACGTGCAGTTCAACCGTAGAACTATTTGAAAGTTCTTCTGTTTCTATCTGTGCTTCAACCCATTGTTTTCTTTCTGCCGTAAAGAAATCTGCAGCAGCTGTAATAATATAACCTGTAGTTACAAAGTTAGATGTCTGATAATAAGTACCTTGTTCTTGTACAGTTGCTTGTAACTTTTCATTTACTATACCAATACCTTTAACTATACCTGTTGTACCAAATTTTAAATCTCTAGCTATACCTGCAGTAGGTAAGTAGTATCTATACAAATAAGAAGAATCTGTTTCTTTAATACCTGTATATAACGAATCTCTAGTAGCAAATAATTTATAAGGCGTAGCATCTACACCATCTATGTTCCATTCTTTTATTAAACTTGCGTTTGCTAAAACATATAAATCATCTGCCACTACTAGTTGTGCTCTATATAATCTACCAATTTTTTTTGCAGTGGTTGTATTCTCAGTAGTACCATAAAAAATTTGTCCTTGTATTTCTATAACAGACACAGGTTCTTCATGTGATAATACTGTTTGACCTTTAAGTACAAAAGATGATGATACATCTTTAATAGAATGTATCCTTCCATCTGATGAACTAGCTAATACTACAGCACCTACGTCTGCAGCATCTGTCCATGTTTCCCCTGTTGGAAGTGTAGCTATAGCAGAAGATACTGTTGTAGCTCCATCATACTCTCTTAAAGATGTGCCAATAGATACTAAGAATTTTCCTTTGACTGACCATATACCATCAAAAGCACCTGTTGTTGCTTTTTGTGTAGATGTACTACCATCCCATGTTTCTATTTCTCCTGCTGAGCCATTGTTAGCTACTATATATAGTGTAGTTCCATGTGCTGCTAAACCTTTAATGTGATATCCTGCGGTTAAACCAAGGCTAACTGTACTCCAATTTAACCCTGCGTCTGTAGATTGATATAATGTTGCATCATCAGAAACATATATAGTAGTACCAACTACTGCTAAATAATTATCACCATCAGATGAACTAAGTGATTGTACTTTTGCTGTACTATTTAATAAACTTAAACTATATCTGTCACCTTTGTTTTGTGTAAAGACATCAATACCATTACTATCCCAAAATCTCTGTGTATCGGTAGGAGAACCACCTCTAAGATGTGCCATGTCTAAGTTACTACCACCTGAAAAATTATTTCTAGAGTATATACGTCCTTGATTTCTTGTAAAGTCTTCAGGGTTTTGTTGTAAATTTATATCTTGTGTATCTACATCTGATGATTGTATAGTCATTTGCAATTCACTGTTAACTGCAGCTCTATACAATTGGTTGTCTATTCTAAAATCGTATCCTTTTCTATGCGGATTACTAACTTCAGCTTGTGTAGCTAGCCTTACCATTAGGACTGTATACCAAAAACCAACCCATCAACAGCAACAGATTCAGGATACTTAGCTCTTAGATATTTTCTAGCTTGTGTTAACAGTAACTGTTGATACTGTAACAATGAATTACGTAGATTATTACTGCTACCTACAGGGTATTGTTGAGTAGCCATTGCTTCTGTTATATAACTAGATGTAGCAGCAGGTATGTCTCTACCTGATATTAACTGTGCCGCAACACCTGCCATAATAATTGGTTCGTATTCAGGTTCTAAACCTATATCATCTAATGTGCTTGATTCAGCAGTAGGTTCTATAAACTTTTTTTTAAATGTAACATGTATTGTTTTATTTGTGGATATGTTAGCAAACTGTATTGCATGCACAACACTAGGTCCTGTAGTATATGTCATAGTTCTTTCTGTACCATTAGAATCTGTATATGTAAAAGGGTTAGGTAATTCTATTAAAGAACATGGCACCGTACTAAAGTTAACACTTGTAGTATCTGAGCCTGAACTAAAATCTGTGTATTGTGATATAGCTCCTATAATAGAAACTATATAGTTATGAGTACCAACTGAACTATAGTCTCCAATCAATGTATACCCGTCATTTGATTGCATGCTTACTGTAGTTACTGCAAACAAAGAAGGAAACAAATTATTTATTTGGTCTTTAACTGCATCAAACACAGCTTTTCTAGTAAACACAGGTGCTATTTTTATTATAGCTGCAGTATCATGTGAGTCTGCTGTTGTACCTCTAGCTGCCCTTATAACAGTAACTTCGTTATTAACTGTATCTATCTCAGTACATATCATTAGTTCACTATCTATTTCTATGATTGTACCTGCATCCATCATGTCTTCTTCTTCTTGAGTAAGTAAGTTTGCATTAAATGGTACTGTAGTTACAGATGAATTAATGCTTGAAGTTAATGCAGTATAAGATGTTAAATCATCATTAGGTTCTAAATATTCTCTGTAACATCTGTCTATTAAATTTCTTATTGTTGCCATTATGCAGGTCTATCCACTTCCATAGCGTATGGTGTTACACCTAATAATGAAATACCAAAGCCACCACTAGCTACTGTTTGATTATCTACGATTTCATAAGAAGGTTCTATGTCTGACTTACTGTCAATAGTAAGTAACCTACCCTCTTTAAGCATTAAGAGCATACTCATTGTTGCTCCTAACTGTGTCTAAAGTGTAATGTTAAACTTCTATCTGCTGCTTCGTTTCCACTAGATGTAACTCCATCTGTTTCTTTTACATCTACCCATGTAGAATTGTCCATTGCAAAGTCAAATGTAATTGTAGAACCTGTCATAGCTGCAGGAAACTGTACGCCACATAGTAACATACCTTCAGTTTTAACTCCTAAAGAGTTGCTGTTGTCTGCAGAAATGTCTATTAAAGCTGTTTTTGATTGTATCATATCATTCCTTACTATAGCAGAAGATAAGGGCGGAGGTGGAGTTCCACCCTAATCTTCAATATTAATTTAACTTACTGCTTGAATTTTTGCATGATATGAAGGAGGACCAAATTCGAATCCCATCTCCATATAAACTGCTTTACCAATTCTAGCGTTAGCGTCTTGGTCTAAGTCACGTACGAATACTGTACCAAATCCGGGGATGTTGGTAAATACAGGTTGTATGTAAGCTAAGTCCAAAATAAATGCAGTATTAGCCGGTAGGATGTTAGGGTCAACAACCATCATTCCGATTGCTCCGAATGGGGTTACGATTGTATCAACATCGATACCTGCAACATTTCTATCTCTAGGAATAATTGCTCCTGCTATATCAACTGTACCTTTAACAAGTTCATTGTTAAGGTCTAGAAGTTGCTGCGGACTAACACACAATACAGGTTGCTTCATTGGTGCATGATTGTCATACATTCTCTTTAAAGTTTCAGCTATAGTTTTAAAACTGATAACTTGTGTAGAGCCTGAACCGTCTCCTGCTGTGTCGTTGTAGTAACAGTTACCACCTAATGGGTTAACTGCTGCTGCGTTGTTAGCATTTTTGTTTAGTGTAATCCAAACATCAATACCGTACATTTCTCTAGTTCCATCACCCGGTGTTGTATTTGCACCGTCTGAGAAAGAACCGTTGAACGCAAACCACTCAACTTCTCTTGCTACTTTTTCCATTGCTTTTTCTAATTGCAATGCGAACTCATCATTTATTGCTGAGCCATCAAAAAATCCTAATTTATCTCCTGCTGTAGTGCCTCCACTACCATCAGAAAAATTAGCTATATTAGCTGATAAATCAAAAGGATTTTGATTGCCTGTGGATGCTAAAGCGGTATATGTCATTTGTACACCCTTATGGAAAATTTGAGTTACATATGTGTATGCAGCTCTATCTCTTCCAAGGTATTCTGTAGGTGCGTCACCTTCTTTTCCTTTGCCGGGTTCTGAAGAGATAACAGCATTATCTTCTACTTGGACTTGCCAATATGTAGAGTTTAATACTTTACCACCATTCAGACCACCAACAGCAGAAAGTAAAGGTGTTCTTTGACCACCAACTTTAAACAATTCACCACTAAAGTTATTAATATTTTGTGCATAAATCGTACTGTTAGTTAACGATATGTCTGCCATTTTAATCTCCTATTGTTATTTATTGTTCTGTTGTTTTATATTGTCCATCATCGCTAATTTAGCTCTGATAGTATCTTTAGGAGTACCTGTATTTAGTATATCTCTAAATTGGTCTTCCATGTTTTGAGATTCTACATGACCTGCTACTTGATTTAATTGTTGAACTCTAGCCTCGGACGTGTTTACTTGTTCTGTTTTGTTCACAATTTGTTCTATCGGTGCTTCACTCACATCTTGGTTAGGCACATAATTAAACTCTTCTGAAACAAATTTACTAATAGACTCTTTGTCAATAGGACCATCGTATAACTGTGTTACAGCTTTACCTAATCCTTCAGCTTGATTAAGACCTAACTCACTTAGAGTTAAACCTACAAGTTGTGACTCAGCTTCCTTACGCCTTGCCTGTTCTTTTTTCAATTGTTCTCTTAGACCTTTAGGAGTTTCCTCCATGTTGTCGTAGTTTTCTTCCATATATTTTCTCCGTATTTCTCTAGCATATACACCATTGCACAATCAATAGCTAGGTAAATGATTGGGGTGTTTTGAACTCTACGTATTAAATACACAATAGGCAACGTAGGACTACCTATCGGATGCAGGTCTATTAGCGGACCACGCAACGCATTGTAATAATTATAACATTAAGTTTCTATAAGTCCAACTACTTGACCGGTTTCTGTAGTAGATGCTCCTGTAGCTGTAGTACTTAATGATTCTCCTATAGCACCTAATCTAGTAAATGTAGTAATAGCATCAGCATCCATATCTACAAATGCAGATAAGTAATCTTGTATGTTAACTGCATTAACTATACTTTCAGGAGACACACCTGCTTGTTGTGCTTGTGCTCTCATGACTTGTGATAAGGCACTAGATGCAGTACCAAATAATTCAGTAGCTCTTGCCATATCGTAACCTCTTTCATACAAATCTAATGCAATTCCTTTTGATAAATTAAATCCTTGCAAGCTTGCTTCTACACCTATGTCTGCTATCTTAAATCTTTCATCTAATATAAATGAATCTACGTCAGGTGCAATAGCTAATAGAAACAAAGCTTCATCTGTCATCTCTATGTTCTTACCTTGAGCTGCAAAGAACTCATTGTATTGTGATAGCACTGCGTCTTTGTTTGGATTGTCTAATACATTAGTTCTTACTTCATCTAATCGTGCAGAAAATTCTTGTGGGTCTACTTGATTTTTAAATAAATCTGCTTTTCTTTCTTGTAATATAGGTAAGAAAGGATTTAAACCTTTCTCTGCTAATGCTACATTATAGTTTCTATCTTGTGCTGTGTAAGCTGATATGGTATATATAGCATTACCATTGTCATCTTTAATGCCGGGGAATGCTGATTCTAAAAAAGGACTAGCATACATAGCATCTTCAGCTAAATCTTCTGAACCTGTATTAACCCATTCATCTATAAATACTTGAACTAATTCTCTAGCATTGTTACGTCCTTTTAGCTGTGGGTTAGTAGATAAGTATTGGTCTACTGTTTGTATTTGTACACCACTAGCATCTGTACCTGTTACCATTCTGCTGTATTGACTTTTAGATACAGGTGTAAAATTATTATCAAGTCTATCTTGTAACTCTACATCACTACCTGCAGTTACTGTTACGCCACTATCATTAGTTAAATACACTACTGTACCAAAAGCACTACCCGGTTCATCAGTATATATAAATTGACTTTCTACGTTATCACTTGTAATTGCACTAGCCATTAAAATTTCTCCTCGTACTTGCTATCTCCTAGTTTAGAATTTAACAATCCTTTAACAATGTTCTCTGTATAATCAATACCTTCTTTAAGTCCATCACCTCTAGCTTTTTTAAGCATATCTCCATACTCTAAATATTTATAATTATCAAATTCTTCGTGTGTTATATTCATACTTCTACCCTGATTGGTTGTCATAGCTTGATTAAAATATAAATATTGTGCGTATGCATTACTACCTTTTAATGAGTCAGGTGCACCTGCATCCCACAATGCCTGTATTTCTTCTTGAGCTTTAGCTTTACCATCTGTTGTGTTGTACATGTTTTGCCATCTCTGCATTTTCTTTTTATCTTCTTTAATAGTTTGACCTATATTTCCACCAATTAAATTATCTAAATCATCACTTACTAATGCAAGGTTATTAGTAAAATCTAATGTAGTAGGGTTGCTAGAACCATAGATATCGCCTTTAATACTATCAAAGTATTCATTAAAACTATCTCCGTAATCTGTATCTACAAACATTTTAGAAACAATTTTATCTAAGATTGCTTCGTTTTGTATACTACCTTCAGTCCACATAGCTTTAATGTTTTGATATATCTCAGGGTTATCGTATTTAAAATTACCTGCATACTCATCTAAGACTGTATCAAGTGTTTCTTCTTGTGTTGCTTCCCAAGCTGCCATTGCTCCGGGACCTGTAATCTTAGCATTAGTATAATCAAGCAATCTAAAATTAAACTCTGTACCTATTGGCAATGCATCTTGTATAGCTTGCCTATCTATTTCTACATTTTGTATAGCAGATTGAAATACTATATCTAATACTGCATCATACTCAGGTGTTAAGTAACCTCCCCATTTAGCAATAAACTTTTCAGCCTGTATATTCATTAATTCAAATGGGTCAAATCCTCTTTGGTTTTGATAAGCTATAGGTAATGCAGATACTTTACCTAAGTTAATTGATTCTGCAATAAAGTTATCTGATAAAGATGAGCCATCATATACTTTTACATTCTGCACAAAATCACCGGTATCGCCTTGCATCTTTACATTGGTGCCTATACTAGGACCATTTGGGTCTACGTGTTCAAAGAAAGCAGATACAGTTTGCCCTGCAATAGTTGTTGTGTACATAACATAATAGGTGTTACCCTTCTTATATATAACAGTATCAGGATTAGTTGGTGCTTTACTTAATACATTATCGTAACCTTGTATTACAGTTTTATCTGCACCTAACCCACCCGGACCTTGAACACCATCAATTGTTATTCCATTACCCATTTACTTTAGACCTCCCGGTATAGAGTATATATCTTTAGCACTATCTAAAGTATTATCTCTTTCTTCTTTATCTGTATTCATAAATTTATTTAACATCTTATTAACAAATCTTCTACCATTATTGTAGTAATCATCACTATAATTGTAGGACATATGTTTAGTTGCCGCTAAGTCTGAATAAGATTTTTGTATATTTTCTAACCATTCTTCTTCTGTTGCACCTTTAAAATTTTCAGCAACTAACTTACTTTGTTGTTGTGCTATTTCTAAATCTCTACCCATATCTCCCGGCACTGCTTCTATAAAGCTTTGAAACAAAGTACCAACAACTCTAACTATATTTTCAGTACTTGTGTATTGTTCTTCTCTTGTATTGTATACAGCATTTTTAGTATTGTATGTAGCTTGATTTATAACGCCACTATTTAAATCTTGTTCTAGTTTTAATCTTTGCTTTTTTAAATTTTCTTTTGCTATAGTTGGTGATTCCATTAATTTTTGTATAGGTAAAAATATTTTATTAAGTGCTTCTCTGCCTTTTAATGTTTGTCCTTGTTCTATAAACTCTTGATACGTCATGTCTCCAACATTTTTATTGTATGCATTTACAGAATATATCATGTCTGCTGCAAAAGCTGCAACGTTTGCTCTACCATAAGCTCTTAATGGTCTAGCAATTAAGTTCTGTTTTAGATGTGCAGACTTTGTATTTCTATACCAATCTTCAAATACTTTAGGGTCAAATTCAATACCTGCTTTTACAGGAGCTATACCTAATTTAACTCTTGGTTGTTTCTTAGCTTTTGGATGAGCTGATTGATATACAGGTTCTGTTAGATAATAACCTACATACGCTCTTGGACCACTTTTACCTGCGTGCCTATTATAAAAATATGGTAATTCAGATAGTGTTCTATAGTTTCTAAAAAATCTAAGAAAGGGATTCATTTTTTGATGAGGAACTAAATTACCCGGACTACCACCACCTGTATATAATTGTATATTTTTACCTCTACCAAAATTATATTCATATCTAGCAGGTTGATATTTAATGTTATTTATATTTTTAATTAAATTTTTTAACATAGTAAAATCTCTAGGTGTTTTAATTTTTTTAGCTTTAGGTGCAGTATAAGAATTTGCAAATGGGTCACCTTCACCAAAGTTAGGTCCTTTAATTATTTCATTGCTATATTGATTGTAACCTCTTGTACTTAAACCTTTAAGTACTATATCACTTGGTTGTGCTCCCGGTCCTAATGGAATTGCAGGACGTTTAGGTTCTACTATTTGCCAACCTTTAGGTCCTATTATTGCTAAGTCATTACCTTTTCCTGACATCAATTGAGGTGATGTAATAGACAAATTAGTATTTATATATTCAGTTAAACCATCTTGATAATTTCTTAATTGAGAACTTATTTCTACTGAATCTTTAAATAGTTTATCTTCATAAACAGGTCCAACAAAAGGATTAAAATCTTTAGCCCATTGCATATTAAACATAGCACCAAAGTCTTTAAAGTTAGTTACATCAACAGGTCCCGGTTCAGGAGTAACTAATCTATCAGTCATTATTTTATATCTGTTAGTTGTGTCTTCAAACCATTTAGCCATATCAATACGTCCACCATCATTCATAGGTACGGCATATATATTTTTAAAATGCTGTTCATATTTGTTATAACTTCCTTGTAAATAATCTTGTATAGATTTATTATCAGGAAATACATCAGTTACATTTTTTGGTCTTGGTATGTTATTTAAATCTACACCTTTATTAAATTGATTTATCATACCTATAAAAGCAAATTGGTCTGATAAATTTACTAATTTAAAATCTTTAGATATATTAGCTACAGGTTCAAACAAACCTCCATCACCATAAAACATTTTGTTATTTAATTCATTAGCAAAATTTAATCCATTGTCTAAGTTTTTTCTACCTAATTTCTTTTCAGTTAAATCTTGTAAGACTTCTACGTATTGTCCTATTTCAAAATTAACTTTGTCATCTAACAATTTAGCTTCAATGTCTTTTAAAGTAACAGCATCTAATGATTTCATTCTCATAGCTGCAGGCATTACTGCACTTGTAAAAACAATTGCATCTGCAGTGTTACTATAAAACTCAGGACCAAATTTTAATTTAAGCAAAGGAAATGCACCTGTATCATCTAATCCATAAAAAGTACGCACACCTTTCTCAGAAGGTATTTCTCTAGAAAATGTTTGATTTCTGTATGCAGCTAATTTAAATGTTTCCATTAAGTTGTCTTGCAAACTTTGTATTGACAACACAAGTTTTGAATATGCAACATTGTCACCGGACACTTGATTAAATAACTTTTCTTTTATTGCGTCAACTATACTCATTATTTCTAGTTGTTCTTTTTGTAATTGTTTGTTTAATGCATGATGACCTATAGGTTCATTAATACTATCTGAAAACAAATATGAATTTAATATTCCATTTTTTAACATACTTGAATTATGATTGCCATGTAAACTGCTTGGGTTTATATAGTTAGTTGGCTGTTCTACAGTTAATATATAATCAATTATAGATGCTAGTTGTGGTGACGCATCTAGAGATTCTGCAAAACCTATGCTTGAGTCTCTAAATTTAGGAACAAGATGATAAAAAGAATCAGCACCTTTAGACGGATTAATTGTAAATGGATTAAATTGTTTTCCTTCTGCTACTTTAAGTTCCCATTTGTTAGGAAGGTTACTTTCTAATTCAAAATAAACATTACTATTAGGTCCTAACATTCTGTTAAATGTACCTACCATATCTTGTAATCTTCTTTTACTTTGTTTTTTTAAATCAGATATATCTTCAGGTGTGACCATTATTGAATCTCCTTCACCTGTTAATACTTTAAATATATTTGAACCTAACACTTTATTTTTTAAAACATTAAAATTTACATCCTTTAATCCTTGTTTTGATAATTCTATATCAATTAATTTTTGCATATTTTCAGGACGTAATGCTAATCGTTTTAAATTAGTTTCAACTATCTCAAGTAAAAATGCCATTGTTGGTTGGTCAAGAAAATTTTGAAGCATTGGATGTTCTTCAACAGGAAATACTTCTATTAACTTATCACTTAACTGTTTCCAATCTACATCTAAATCATCTAAATCATTTATTGTTCCTAATACATTTACTATGTAATCTTCTACACTTTTTACTTTATTAAAATCTACTTTAGGTGGAACACCATTATCAGATACTTTATACATTAATTTAATTAATTCATTTAAATTACCATTGTCAATAATTAAACGTTGAGATGCTAAAGGCATAACAGTTCCATAAGAATTTCTTATATTCTCAACATTAATAACTAAATCCCCATACTCTCTTAAAAAATCTTTTATAAAATTATCTTGTATAGCAGGATTTACATTTGTATCGTTTAACATTAAAGCTTGAAGTGCTGTAGGTGAACCGGCAAAAAAATTATCTATACCATCTCTTAACAAATGTGGAGAAAGATTAGCAACTCCTTCTAAACTACCTTCAGTAAATATCTTACTTTGAGGAGTTCTTACAGGTTCTATTTCATTATAAGTATAATTTGGTGCATCTTCTAATCCAAACAAGTTATCTATCCTTAATCTATCTTCATTTAGATAATGATTAGCAAATCCTTTTATAGCTTTATTCAAAAAAATTAATTCGTAATCATAACCTACTTTGTTTTTTTTCAAAAATATATCATCTAAGATTCCTCCCGGTCCATCAAATTCAATTTGTTTTAAAGATTCATAAAATATCTGTGCACCTTTGTGTTGTAAATGTACATTTAAATCATCTAAAAGAGATGTAGTTAATTCATTAAATCTTTTATCTTGTTTTGGATTAGCAAATCTATATAAAAGATTTGTTACTTTTTCTTCAAAAGTAGAAATCCATTGATAGTTTTGTTTTTGGTTTTGTTGTAACATCATTTCATTCTCATATAAAGGAGTTGAGTCCATCATATTTCTCATTGCTTTTTGTAATTTATCTAAGTCCGGAACAGTTACACCTTCAAAAGATTCTAATAATTTATTTATTAAACCATCCATTTCAGTTTTACCTTTTGAAACTTCATAATCTAATACACTTCCTTCAGAAGAAATTACTGTTTCATCTACGATACCTTCTTGCCTTATCTTATCTATAGCTCTTAAATTTTTGTATGGTTCTTTTATTTCAGGAAACCTTTGTAATATTTCTAATTCAGCTAAACCTAATTGATTTATTACTTCTAAAATTTTTGCAGCTAAATGTTCATGATGATTGCCAAGTGTTTCATTTAATATATTATTTAAATTTTTACTGCTATTTAAATCATCTATGTTGTTTAATTCTGATAAAAAGTTTTGCACTTGTTCCATGCTTCCATCAATGTCATAGTTTCTACTAAGTAATTCTTTACTTATGTTTAACACCACCGCATCTAATACAGCATTGTGCCTACCCATTAATTTATAAAACATAGTTAATTTACCTAAGAAGTTTCTTTCTCTTGCTACGTTTAATACTTTTTCATCAACAGGTTTAACAGCATTTGTTAGTTGAATATCATCAGTTAAAATAGCATTAACTATTTCTTGTAGAGATTCTGATTTGTAAACATCAGAAGGAAGGTTATACATTAATCTTTGCATATCAAAATCTCTAGGACCAAAGTCATACGCTGTTAATTCAGAAAATAATTGTTGTGCTACAGCAGTAAACTCAGGTCTTATAAAAGTTAAGTTATATACTTTAGCAGGTAAGTTTCTTTTGTTTACTCTTGTTATAGCTTTAGGGTCTTGTCCATAAGACCAATACTTATTATTAAGTTCTTGTTGTTGTTGTAAAGCTCTTAATGCTTCGTTAGTTGCTTGTGCTATTTTTACAGCAGTTGGTACTACATCTCCAACTTCTAATAACCACATTGGCTTTGGTTCTTGTACATTTCCAAATTTATCAAATCTTCTTTCATTTTGATTTGATACATAATTTACTAGGTCATCCATGTTCATAAACTTTTCATCACCTGTTTCCCATTGGTTTGTTTTAGGATTAAGGTATTTTGCTTTTTTAAAAAACTCAGTTGAATTACCTAGTATTTCTTTAAATATTTCTACATAAGGTTTCCTGTTTTCTATTGTATAGTTACCATCTTTACCTTTAACTTTATCTCCAAACTTATAGGCTTCCATTTTATTCCAACCATTAATACTGACTTTTAATTCTTGACCTGCGTCAAAGTTAGCTAATCTTAATTCAGGATTAGTTTCTAATATTTTTATAGCTTCTTTAACAGTACGCACTCCAAGTTTTTTTAATAAGTCTGCTTCTCTAATTAAAAAACCTTTTTGTTTACCATCTCTAATAGCATCAATTTGTGTTACAACATTAGGATTGTTGTAATCAGGTTTGCCATCTTTAATTACATTTTCCATTTTTTCATTATTAATAACTGTGTAATCATTTATAGCAACAGGACTCTTACCATAATCTGTTTGAACACCTGTTGAGTTCTTTTGCATAATTTGTTTTCTTGCAAACTTTTCGTAATATTGTTCAGGACTAACTAATGCTTGTACTATGTCTTGTGCTAAGTCTTTATAATATCCTGTTACAGTATTGCTATCACCACTAACGTGTATTTTATAATCACCTAAAGACTCAGGAAACAATTGTGAAGCATTTGTATGTATATCAACAATTTTTAATACTTCATTTACTTTGACTATTGCTTTACCTTTGCCTATTAATTCTTCTTGAAATTTTTGTAAAGCATTACCTAATTCTTGATATTCTATATTTGTTAAATCTATTATTAATGTATTCTTTTTTATACCACGTTTACCTTCACCAATTGAACCTTCTATGTAAGGTGTATTAGTTTTATAATTTAAATCAGATACATTTTTATTTCTTAATTCTATTTGTGATAATGCTGCTTTGTTCCAATATTCTAATGGTCTTTTAAGATTTGATTTGCTTCTTAAATCATCAGCAACTCTATCTATTGCTGCTTGAGTAACAGGAGATTTTCTATTGTTAGGTAGTTTAAATTCTCCATACAATGAATACATTATTGTTTTTTCAAGTATCTCATCTGTTTTATTTGTAACAAAGAATACATTTAAATTAGCTGAATCTACATTCATTTGTTTAGCTATATTAAATTCTGCTTGCTTACCTTTTTTAATTGACCAACCTCTGTCGTATTCTATTCCTTCTTTAGTTTTTGTAGGCTTAGCATATATATAAGCTTCAGCTAATTTAGTTAAAGGTGCATCATAACCTAACTTTTCTAAATTTCTTATATGTTCACGTAATTCAGGTGTTGAATATTTTTCTATAAAATCATGTACTTTTCCTGAGTCTATATCTAAACCGGGTGACACTTCTTCGTTTATATATATTGGTTGTAAATCGTATTCAATACCTTTTTGTGGAAATATTTTAGGATTACTTACAGCGTTATTAATAAATCCCGGTGGTGCAAATCCTCCTGTTCTTCCTTTATTTCTATTATGTATATCTAATGCTGCTTCTTCTAAACCCATATGTCCTGAATTAATAATTACAGGATTATTTCCAAACCATGAATCAGGTTGTGTAGCTTTCCATTGTTTAAGTGCATTGATTGCAGCTTGACCTTGTACGTTTAATGTAGGTTTATTTTTTGCTTTTTCTTTTTTTCTAAGTATTTCTTCATCTAATTCTTTAGATAATTTTGCAGATACTTCAGGGTCTAATAAATCTTTCCATGCGTACTTCTTTATTAACTCTTCATCTGCTGTTATGATATCTAATAATCTTGTTACGCTATTGTAATCATTAATAGTCATTTTAAAATTATCTATTTCACCATGAAGGTTTACCATTTCGTAACCAAGCATAGATGCTATTTGTTCTGCTGCATGAACAAACACATCAGATTGACTTCTGTTTATTTTAAAATCGCCTTCAGATAATTCATTAACAACTTTTCTATATGGTTGCATAGCAATTAAACCTTGGTCCATAGCAGCTATAGCAGCTAATAAATTAGTATATGCAGGTATAAAACCTGTTGGTCCATCAGGCATACGTCTTGTTTGTCCAACAGTTTCTAAGGTTTGGAATGAAGCATTTAAATCATGGTTCATACTATTACCTGAGTTAGACATATTTCTATATATACCTTTGTAACTAGGAGCAAATACTAACTCAATTATTTTAGATATTTTTTCTGCTGTAGGTTGTAAATTATTTATTTCATCAAATAATAACGCAGTAAATTGTGCATCTCCTGATGTTTCTACAATTGCTTTATACAAACCTTTTAATTTTTTATTGTTTATACGTCCTGTTTTTTTTGCACCATCAATAATTTCTTGTAATAACTTTGCTTGTGTGTCAGGAACTCCAACTGTTTTACCTACAAGACCTATCAATGCACCTGTATCATATATCATTAAAGGGTCTTTGTATGTTACTTGCATAACATGTTTAAAAAACTTTTCTAATATTTCTTTAATATCTTTTTCATTCATTAGAATTTATTGTATATCCCATCTAGTATAGAATACTGTTCTTCTTCGTTTGTATTATCTATATGTAAAGTATCTGTAGCTAGTGCATGTAAATTTACTTGGTCAAATTTTTGATAACCATAATCTCTATTTAATATATTATGTCCTTTATCTACTTCACCATACTTATAAGCATCCCATGCTTCACCACCATACACACCTTGCTTTTCTCTATCCATAAATGCTTCTTTAGCAATTGTAGCTTGTACATCAAAAGTATTAGGGTCTTTAGCCCATTGAAGTATAGCAAATTCATTATCAGGATTTTTTAACCACAACCTAGCCACATTAAAGTTTCTTTCTTTTATTTCTAAATCAGGGTCATCAGCTTTCCAATTATTTTTTTTAACAGATAAAAATGTAGGACTAAAGTTAAATTCATCTGTATATCCTAAATCAATCATGCTACGCATTATCATGTCAGGAAAATGATTTACACTTACTTGAAATACTCCTACTGCTAATAGACCATCGTCATCATAAGTATGTGCTATAGGATTAAAAGCTACTTTGTTTTGGCTTTCATTGCCTATACCATCTACATCTGCAAATGATTCCCATGCCATAGCACCAAACATATCCCATGCTTCTTCATAATCAATACCACCATATTGTGTATCTTCAATTATATTTAGTATTGCTTGATAAACTTTTTCAGGTTCTACGCTTGGTATGTCATTGTTGTCAAATATTTGATAAGACATTCTAACCTAATGAACTTAGCAATCTCCAAAGGTTAGTGCCATAACTTTGTTGCAAAGCACCTTGATTCATTGCTTGATTATCTTCAATAACTAATTTAGCTATTGATTCGGTTACTTTTTGATTTATTAATTCTAATGGGTCAGAGAATGGTTTAACTACTTGATTAGGTGCATCACCTTTAATTCTATCTTGTTGTGCTGATTTATATACACTAGCTGCTGCTGTATAAGGTGACATGTATCTACCTTCAGACAATTGAACTTCTTCATAAATTTTTGCTATATCTGCTGCCGCAACTCCTGCAAGATATGGATTCATTAAACTACCTGTCATTTGTAACCATTGGTTTTTAGCTTCTGACATTCTTGCATCCATAGAAGGTGTAACTATAATCTGTGTGTCCATACCTGTTTTTCTTTTATCTTTAATTAAAGAATCAGCACCTTGTAATAAATAATTATGAAACAACCCTTTTGCTTTAGGACTTGATGCTACATCCGCAAACAATCTACTTACAGCTGCAGCATCACCTGATGCTAAAGCAGCTTCAATATTTGCTGTATCTATACCTGCTGATACAAAACCTTTTATAAGCTCATCACCACTTGGTAAGTATTGCCCACTCCTATTTAAAGTAGTCATTAAATCTTGCATAGCATTAATAGTTGGTTGGTCAAGTTGATTAGGAGTATATATTGTTCTATCTTCTTGATTAATATAATCTCCTAATAAACCTAACTCTACTAATCTTAGTTGTATATCTTGCAACCAAGTTTGCCCATTCTTTTGTATATGTGGGTCTGCATATAAATTTGTTTCTATACCTAATGTAAATATAGGTAATGTACCTCCTGTACCAAAACCTCTTTGACCTATAGCAGGACTTCCTTGTATTCCATAGAATTGTGAACCTAACATAGAACCTACTGCTGCTGCTAATTCTTCACTACCATATAAATCTTGTAACGCAGCTTGACCTTGAATAAACTCTTCATATTCTCTTTCGGCATCTGTCATTCTGCTTTGGTCTAATACATCTCTCCATATTTCAGGTTGTTCTTCTACTAATGTAGGTAATATAATATCAAACTCTTCTTTACGTTTTGTTAATGCACTACGATTGTTTTCGTACATTGTAAAATAATTTTTACCTTCAGCAGTTAACATATTAATTAACTGAGCTTTTTCTGTTTCATCTAAATTATATGGCATACTATTCACAATCTCTTCTGCTTGTGTACGTATTAATGAATCATTACCAAATGCTTGTTCTTGCAATCCTGATGCACTAAACAAATCTGCAACTATATAATATTCAAGTAAAGGTAATATTTTATTGTATGCATCATTAACTGTCATAATTCAAACCCATCAAATAGTGGTAACTCCATTGTATCAGCATCTCTAAATTCTCGCACTCCAACATTATAAAACCAAAAATAGAAATCAGGAGATATACGTATAAGTTTTTCTGCTGCTGCTTGTAGTAACTCACGTTCTTGTCGTGCATCTGTTCTGCTAAGTTGTGCAGTTGCATTGCCTGTTCTAAACCTTAAACCACCTAATAATAAGTTTCTTTGTTGTAGGTAAGCATTAAGTGCATTAGTAACAGGTAAGTCTTTTATCTTAACTTTAGTTCCATCAGGTAAACTTACAACAGTATCAGCCTCTCTACTTAACATATTCTGTAATTCATCCATTTGAGAATCAATAGGCACAGTACTGATAGAAGGATACTCTTTTATCTCATATACGTCTGCGAGCTCTATAACGCCCATTTTAAACATGTTATCTCTAGCTACGGTGTCCATTGCCATGTTAGGATTTTCGTATAATGTTCTTCTTAAATTTTCTTTAGCTAAATTAAATAACCCTGTTTTATATCCATCTTCATACCATTCATCTAAGTTCCTAGCTTTTCTTGCACCTGTAATAAAAGTGTTAGTATATGCAGTTAAATAGAACTCATCTGTTGGTGCATCAGGAAATAACCAATAAGCAGTATTAGGATATCTTTCAAATATTTCAGGGTTAGCTGCAGCAAAGTATGTACCTTGTTCTGTATAAGATGTAGGTGTAACTTCTTTTGATTTAGATGTAGTTAACGCTACAGGATTAAATCCAAATTGTTTAATAAACCAATCAGTAGCTCTTAATTCATCTCCGTTAAACCTTGCTAAAGCTCTATAGTATGCGTCACTAAACAAAGCAGTTTCAAAAAATGCAGGGTTTTTTTCTATCTCATCAGGTGATACATGTAACGCAGCACCCGGTACAGATGTTTTATATTCATACTTAACAAATGCTTGTGTTGGCAAAACAGCTTGAGTAGCTGCCCTATACAATACAATATTTGTTGCACCTTTTTTAATTCTATCTAATGATTTAGCTTGTAACTCAGGAGTAGTGTCATCATAAAGACCTGTATCAATATGAACTTTCATTACGTCAATTAAAGTATCTTCATACAATTTTCTTTTCTGTGGGTCATCACTAAACAAAGTTTGTAATTTCCTAACCCAACCCGGTAAAAATTGGTCTTGTATCTCATCAGGTCTACCAAATGGAAATATAAGTTTTTCAAATCTTGGTTCTAAATCACCCGGTGGCAACATGTAATTTATAGGTACAGTACCTAGTGGACCTAATCCTAAACCAATACCACCTGTAATCATGTTTAATCCTTCTAATCTAGAAGGTGTTTTAACTCTTGCTTGTACATCTCCTACTTGTTCTTCTGATGAACCTAATGACCATTTAGTTAATAACCTATCTCCAAATTGTGAAAAGTTATAAAACTCTTCACCTGTTTGTGGGTCTGTATATACAAATCCTTTTTTCTTTGCACCGTCTATTCCCATCTGTGCATATCTTGGTATTGCAGGATTAGCTGATAATAATCTTTTCCATGTTCCTAAGACTTCAATATATACTTCTGCGAAAGGAACAATGTTACGTAGTATTTCAGAAGTAACATGTCGTTTATTTAAATCGTATAACAAGTTTTGAGTTTTAGTTAATGCTGTAGCTTTAGCTAAATTGTCTACATCAACAATGTCTGCATCTAATAAAGTTGCTTTATAGTTTCCTGTCTTTTGTTCTTTAATTGCACTTTTAATTTTATTACCTAGTTTGCCTTTCATTACATTAGATTTGTATGCCATCTTTTGTACTTGGTCTCTTAAACCTGCATCCATGTGTGGTAATAAATCAGATATTTCTTCCCAATAAAATTGTCTAAATGCAGGTGAACGTGATAATTGATTAGTAGGTCTTGACATAAATATATCAAACAAATTTTCTAATGTTGCATCTAAAGAACGTCCCCATTCATGAGATACATCAAATCTTTGTATCTTAACTGTTGGTGGTCTATTAGGTATTTTTTTTGTACCTAACCATGTACTAAATTTTCTATAAGCATCTTGTGATTCACCTTCTCCTAAATATATAATATAATCATTTCCTGTTTGTGGATTAACCATACCTCTTAATGTAAATTGTGATATTAAACCATCTTCTCTAGGTACAGCAGCTAAGAAATCTTGTATAAGTTCAGTATCTCCTTGTTTAGTTATACGATAAGTAAATGCATCATTAATCCATTCATTAGGATTTATTTCTTCACCCATGCCATAAATACGACCTGTTGTAGTATTGACTACTTCATAAGCTCCACCTGTTTCATAATGAATACGTGCATAAACAGATTCAACATACTCTTTAGCTTTTTGGTCAGAATCCATAATTATCTTTTTACTATTAACAAAAGCATCATCTACATTTCCTGCAAACGATTCTCTTATGTAACGTAAATCACCATTTAAAAATCTTTGTGTTATTTCATCTAAACTAACTTCAGTCATACCTGTTCTGTGATATTTAGCTAGTTCTTTAACAAGTGGGTCTTTTTCTAATATAAACAAACCTCTAGCCCAACCTTTATCAAAACCTTCTATATCAGGTCCTGTAGGTCTATTTAAATATTTCCAATATCTAGAACGTTCAGGGTCTACACCTAACCAACCACCATGTCCCATTGACATAGAAGCTACGTGGTCATAATGATGAGAACTAATATTACCTGTAATGTCATACATACCTTTACCAAATCTATCTTTAAATGCTGCTACTTTTTGTACAGCTAACTCTTCGTCACCTGTAAATCTTGTTACTGTTTTTAATAATTTACTTCTCTCTGCAGGTGTTCTACCTAATACCCAACCAAACCATGATGTAGGGTGATAGAATACTGAATCCATATTTGCTGATGCCATACGTAATTGTTCTTCACCAATAACACGAGCAGTCCATGCAGGTCTTAATAACACTAAAGGTTTCCATAATTTTTGCATAACACCACTAGCTAATCTTGTTATAGAAGCTTCTTGTAATGTTATTGAATCTTCAATAAACTCTCCACGTTTACTTACTCTTGTAGCTTTAGCAACAAATCCTTTATAAAACATATCTTGAATAGCTTCTAAACCTGTTAACTTGCCATGAGCAACATCATCTAATTCTCTTTTAACTCCTAGTTCTATTGCACGTGCTAAAGGTTTATTCATAAATTTTTGTACGCTAGCAGTGTCAGCAACACCAAGTGTTAATATTTTTCCTACAAAAGTTCTTAAAGGACCTACAAGTTTTATAAATGTTCTAATATCAGGCATAGGTATAAAACCTTCAGACACATACTCTGATATAAGTTGTGCTGTAGGTTGTGATAAAAATACTTCTTCTCCATTTACTTTTAATGATTTAAATTTTTGTCCGGGTATTATCTGACCTGTATTAATACCTACACCTTCTTTTTGACCAAGTGTTACGAAATACTTTCTTGTTTCATCTACTGATGCCCACCATGCTTCTACACCTTTTAATACAGAAGGCGGTATACCTGCAGCTTCTAATGATGTAGTTATTTCATTTAACACACCTGTACCTGCAGGATTATTCCAAATATCTACAATAGTATTAAAGTTATCTACAAAGTTTAAATCATCAGTAACAGCTTGCCTTGATGCCATTTCAGCTATTTTATCTAATACTTCGTCTTGTTTTTTTACTGTAACATTTGCAAACTTCATCCACTCTGATAATTGTTTATATGTTCTATCTAAATTTCTAACTTCTAATTTTTCTACAGGAAATGCACTTGCTAACATTTGTCCTAATGCTGTACCATCTGCACCTAAAGACCTAACTGCAGTAGCAGAACCTACATCAAATCCATATTGAAATCCTTTACCTTTTGCTGCAGAATATAATCCACCTGCAACTCTAGTAGGTACTGCACGTGTTAATAATGATGTTGCATCTAATCTATGTTTAATTGATGTACCCATATGTGGTACAAGTAAATCTATAACTTCTTCAGGAGTTTTTGATTTTTTTAAAGCACCCATTAAAGCAGCAGTACCTTCGTATTTAAGTAATGCTTGTATTTCAGTATGTGTTTCTGCTTTAGCTAGATAATTAGCAATACGATAACCTGATTCTGATTTTCTAAAGTAATCATTTAATGCAGGTTTATTTATTACACGTCTATACATTGTATCTACTAATCCTGCAGAACGTGCTGCTTTTAATGCTTCGTCACTTTCTATTACACCTTTTGTATATATAGAAGGAGCTGCTTTAACTTGTTTAGCTAATTTACCATAAGCTGAACCTGCCCATAAAGCAGGGTCTGTACCTAATCTCCAAGCACCATCAAATATTGTACTCATTAATTTAAATTGCCAATCATCAGGTTCAAATAACTCTACTGCTATATTTCTACCAATAGATAGAGGTACAGTACCATTGTTAGTTGTATAGCTACCAAAGTTAGCTACTTCTTCTCTATAATCACTTGTTATCGGTGCACCTAACTCTTCTTGTAATCTTTGTCCTACAATGTTAGGGTCTGCACCCATACCAACTAATTCTTGATATATTTCTGTCTCTTCTGCTTTTTGACTTTCACCAAGTATTCCATCACCTAGGTTTACTTTTTCTCCTGATTTTATTTTATTTACTGCTTGTACAAATGGTGTATCAGGTTGTGCTCTATAGTAATTCATTACGTCATCTGCATAAGTTGGGTCTATAGTAGACATAGCACCCCAAGCTACAATGTTCCAAGGTTTCATACCTCTATCCATTAATGCCATAGCATTAGCTTTGTATGTTTTGTCTATAGAATCAGCCATAGATTGTAAACCTGTAAAAGCCATACGTAATGCTGACTTACTTGCTTCTTTCCATTTACTTTGTTCTTCAGCTTCGTTAGCTAACCATTTGTCAACAATTGCATCCCATTCAGGTCTACTAGGGTCTAGTCCATATAATGAAGCACCAACAATAGTATCTGTTGGTAAAAAACCAAAAGCATTAGAATTTTCTTTTAATGTAGTAGAAAATTGTGGATTTTGATTTACATAATTTCTAAATGCTAATCTTTTTTTATGTTGAGCTTCTGCTTGTTTAGAAGCTTTATCTTCCATCCAAGGAGGCAAATGATAAAATAATGCCATTACGTTGGCTCTTGTCTAGCTACTTGTCCTCGTCTAGTTAACGCTGCAGTTTCATAACTTGGAACAATTGCGTTTATTTCTTCTAATAATAAATCAACATCATCAGGTGTTAATCCATTAGACATTTGAAACGCAGGTCCAAGATTTGGATTGCTATTACTTACAGCACTATTGTTACCACCGGGACCAAACACATTTGGTATATTTACTATTTGTTCTGCACTTGTTTGTGCACCTGAAGGAACTACTCCTTGTTCTGCTTCTCTTGCCATTGGTGCACCTTGTTGTTGGTCAACTAAAGATTTACTTTGACCTGTTGGGTCACCTTCTGCACGAGGTATATTTGTTACAGGTTGTGTATCGTATGTCGGTCTACCACCTGCTACAGGGTTGCTATCTCTAGTACGTCTCTTCGCCATAATGTTCCTCAGGTATAAATCTAATTTCTATACTTCCTAAACCCGGAAAATAAATTACAGGCATATCTAATTCATCTTCTTCTGCTTGATAAGTATCTAATTTAGCTTGTGCTTTTAAAACTAATTGTTCTGCTAATGAAACATCATATTTATATTCTTCCCATATAATTTCATTAAACTCATCCATTATTGAACACCTCCAAAAGCTTGTTGAACACTTGGTAATCCTCCCTGTTGTGCCATAGCAGCTGCTTGCATTGCTGCTTGTTGTTCTTCTTGTGCTTCAGCAGTTTCAGCAAAAAAGTTTTCTAATATATCTACCATGTTCTTTGGTGATTTATAAATAGAACTTAATGCTGTCATAGCTTGCATGTTTCCTTGTTGTGCTTGTGCAAGTAAAGAATCAAATAAAACTCTTTCTGCTTTTTCTTTTGTAATTCTATCGTTAATCATTTGTAAGTTATCTAAACCATCCATCTCTTCTTGCATGGTTTGTCTATCAATAATACCTGCTTGTAGTAATTGTAAACCTGTTACAATTTTCTGTGGTTCATCAAATGATGCCATAGCACCATACTTACGTACAGTTTTATATGCACCTTTAATATCTACATCAGGTTTATAATTCTCTTCAAATATACTTCCTCTATAAATTCCTGATATAGAACGTTTAACATTTCCGTGCATTATTTCGTCATACTCTAAACGTTTGTAATCTACTTGTTCTAATGCTGTAGTTAAAATTGTATGGTACTCTCTAACCATTTGACCAACACCGCTGTTAAGTTCTTCTAAACCTCTACCGGTAACAAATGAATTAGGAGATACACCATCATCTTGTACAGGATATCCTGCTACAACACGTAGGTGTCTTTCTAATCTAGATACTTGGTCAAATAATTGATAAGGTAAATTAGTTACAGGTTTTACAACTTGAGTACCCGGAGATAAATAATTTACAGAGTGTCTACCTTTTCTATACTTACCTGATTCTAATTCTCCAACAATATTTGTTTCTGTAAATACTGCATCTTCCATAGCAATAACAGACATAATATTTATTTTTGCCATAGCTGACATTAAACCTATAACTTGGTCAAACTGTCCTTGTAATGCATCAAATGAAAATCTTTTAGCAACAACAAATGCAGGTCCTGATTTTAATGGATTAGGAACAAAGTCTACAATTTTACTAGAAGCTACGTGTACAACATGTGTACCAACTTCATTCATGTATTCTACAATGACTTCACCACCACGTGAACTTTCCCAACGTTCTTCATCATTTTGTGGTAAACCAACATTGCCTGTTATAGTTACACCACCCGGAGCTGACCTTTTCTTTTTTGTATTAAAATAACTTTTTAACTCAGGATACATTTGTACTAAATCTGATTCAGGTATTCTACGTATAATTCCTAACTCTTGTGGTTGTTGTGCTGTACCATAGTAACCCGGATAACAATCATAAGGGTCTCTTAATACTGCACAAGGATATGGTTTACCTGTAGGGTCCATTTTAGTTTGTATAGTCCAAACAACAAATCCATAGCCCGGTAACCATCTACCTATTTGTGGTAGTTGCATATTTAATTCTTGATGTTCGTCATATGCATGTACAATTCTTTCTAACTTATCTCTTCTATCTTTAGCTCTTACACTGTCTTTGTTTACAGATAATGGAATTTCTAAATTAGGAACTCTACCAATTTTTTGTGCAATTCTATCTAATGCAGATAATAATAAGTTAGGTGCAGGTAAATCTCCTCCACCCATAGCTGCGTTAGGACCTAGTAATTCACGTATACCATCAGCACCACCATTAATAATTTTTCTAAATCTATTTCTATCAGGTAGAGCTTTATCGTGTAGATGTTTTAACTCTACAACTCTATCTATTATGTTGTCAACTTTCATTTATCACCATGGTGCTTCGTTCATATCTGTTTCTTCAAAATTACTATAACTAGGTTCGTAATCATATTCCATACTAGCATACGATGTCTTACTTATACGTCTTATAACTTTCATAGGAAACCAACTAGCCATAACAATGTCACTTACAGTTTTGTTTTTCTTTTGTCCTTTAGATGCAAAATAAACTAATTGTTTTTTATATTGGTCTACTTTTACTTGAGATTCAGGATTACCATAAGGTAAAATAATTTTTCCATCTTCAAAAAGATTAGCCATTGCTGTAACACCAAACTGTGGGTCCCATTTATTTTTATATGTTTCATGTCCCTCTAATATAACTCCTCTTGTATTACAGTATTCTTTTATACGAGTGTCTTGTCTAATAGCTTTTTGAAAGTTGTTTTCTTCTATAACCCAATGATATAAATCATAACGTTCTTTCCATTCCTGTATAACTCTTAACGCTTGGTCTATACCACCGCCATGTTGATTATCTATATCTACTAACTGCATATGGAATGGGTCATAAGTTACAGCCCATAATACTGCAGCTTGATAACCTGTAGCTGCCGGGTCTAGTCCTGCTACTAAATAAGATTTAGGTGGAACTACTCCTAAAAATTTATCATAAACTTTACAGTTCTCAATTAAATCAGGATTAAATATTTGTAACCCACCTGCAATAGCTTTATTAAGATATACCATTTCATATCTCTGTAAACCACCTGTAGTCATAGAGTCTTGTCTTCTTGACTCTAACCATTTAAATGTTCTAAAGCCTGACCACAACATACACTCATAATGTTCTTCTACATCCTCTATAGGTATATTGCAGTTACTATCATGTGCTTCTTCTACTATATTTTGCCATGCTTGATTATCAAGTAATGAACTATATAAATCTTCAGGATGTTGTCTAGAACCAATAACAACAATAGCTGTATGTTCCTCTTTACGTGAACCTAACGTTGTTGTCCACCAATTCTTTGTGTGTTCTCTAGCAGAAGGTTGCACAGTAGAACTGTGGTCTTCAATGTCATCTGCAATAATTAAATCACAGTCACGTGATAATATCTTACCACCTCTACCAATACCAACCATAGTAGGAGACTTAATACCTGATACTGTTCTAGTAGCTACAGTAAAACCTGTTTGAGACCATGACTTACCTGTACGTGTAGCAGGTTTAAAAGTACCACCCGGTCCACAAAAATCTTCTACTAATTTTTCATTTGTTTCTAATTGGTCAAGTACAGATGCTACAGAGTTCTTAGCAATATCTTCGTTACCACCTACCCACATAATACGTATGTTAGGGTTTTTACATATTTCCCAAATACAAAAATGTATTAGTAGTTCTGTCTTGCCATGTCTTGGAGGACTTAAGATTTGTAACTGACCTCCTTCTTTGATAGCCTTAAGTATGTTTTTAATCCAATTTGTATGGAAAGGTGCTGTTTGAAATGGCACGCCTTTCTCTGTTAAAAAATAACGTTTACGAAACTTGGAAAAAGATTTTAATGATTTGGTTGCTTCTTCAGGGACTACCCAACCTTCCTGTTCTATCGCAACAGCCATATCTTCCTTATACGCAGCAAACATACGAGACACGTGTGCCACAGTACAATTCATATCTTCTGCCACTTCTGCCTGAGTTATACGCTCCTCTGCCATATCACGAGCATAATTCAATTCAATAAATTTTTTATATAAAGGACCACGCCTTGCTGATGTCCTGCCTTCTTTGTCTTTAGATAAGGTAGGTGATTTATTTATATCTTTCTTTTCTATAATATATTCTCTGCCATCTTCTTTAGCACGTTGTACTCTTTTATCCCTATTCCATTTGCATTGCTTAGAACAATATTTTCTTTGTCCTTTAGGTAATGTATTATTACAATCGGGAAGCTCACATACTATATTTGGCATATTTAATATAAACTATACAACATCTTGTGTTTTTATGCTATTATATAAGTAGGAAAACTCGAATATAATTTATTCATTTGTTATCCTCCTTTCGGCATAAGGGACACGCAAGTGTCCTTTATGTTTTTCAGGAGAAAAAAATTTTTTTTTATAATACTTTAATTTATGTTTTATGCTACTGTTAATTCACAAACACTAATTATCTAGTAAAAGGAACAGGTAAAGCAGAGACCGGGACTCTAAAAGCTGAGGACACGTGGCAGTGTAAACTAGAAAGGCAAACTCAGTACCCAAGACCTTCTAACAATAATTAATCAGAGCACACCCCCTAACAATGCCCGCTCACGCCAACCCGCAATAAACAGGAAAGTAGGACTAGGACTATACTGTAGTTCCTTTTACTGATACTCTCTATCTCTACTTTGTAGTCCTAGTCGTTCCTTCCTTTATAAAAAAGATTTACCAATAATAACTAGAGGTATAACGTTACACAAGAAGTACCACCCCACATTAAACCCCTAGTTTACCTGCCCGTGATATACGTGCGGTGAAAGGTTTGCAGTATTCACACCTAGATTATATTTACACTATTCCTACTCTGTGTTGTGTTGCTATGTGTCTGTGTGTCTCTCTCTGTTCTATCCCCCCCCTATGTTGATATGTTATGTCTTGTTTTGTATTGTGTTTGTGTTCCCTTGTCATGTATCGTTGCAAAGACATATGCTTGATTAATCTTATAGTGTTCTTTTCAACTTCGTTGATGAGATATATAGATGCGTGAAAGATAGCATAATTTCTAACAAGTAAAGTTCCATGGGTTCCCCCCTAAAGGCACCCCCCATCTCACTTGACTTCCCCATAAATCACGCTTTGATACGCATTGTTATAGATAGTTAGTAAGTAGCTATCGTGTTTAGGAGATAATAATGAGTAAAGATAAACCAATCAAAGAAGGTAAAGGTAAAAGAAGTTCAGACTATGGTGCATTTAAATCAGCACAACAAATAGTAGGTACTAACTTATACGTATTCTTTCTAAAAAGTGCTAACGTAACTAAGAAAAATCCACAAGGATTACGTAGATACACAGCATTTATCTTAGATAAAACAGACGAAACAGGTACAATCAAAAAGTTCACACAATTCCAAGCATTGGATAATGTTACGAAATGTTTTGACTTAATTGAATTACTATCTAGTCAAGATATTACTATGAACAAAAATGGTACTGTACCTAAAGCATTACTTAACATTGTAGGTAAAGCCTCAATGATGAGTGAATTCATTGACAAGTAACTACACTCTAAACGCATACATAACGTAGTTATTATATTAGGGGGGGGATTAAGTTCCCCTCTCTAAAAAATTTATATCGTGTCTATAAAAAATATAAACACAAAAAGAAACTCAGGTTATATAGTGTACCATGCACGCCCACACATAATAATAATAGAATAATAAATCGTAATAATTAATTAGCTGAAAAAACACCACTATGATAAAAGGCTAGTAGAAATGGAATACCAAATCTTTTCTTTATATCTACAGAAAGCGAGGACAATATGACAGTAGGAGATATAGACAATGGTAGACATAAAATCATATGTGATAACTGCAGACAAGATGAGATGCGTAAGTTGTATATGCATAGCAATGTCAAATCACACATACATTATTGTATGCAGTGTTACACGTGTGGCTACCAAGCCATAAAGAAACTAAGTGCGAAAAGAAATCTATGAATTTCTATCGCTTTAATTTAATTAGCTGAAAAAACACTACTATGATTTTGAAATAGTAGCTTTGGGGTAGCCAAAAAGTTTTATTTTCTTTTTGGTTATTACGTTATTACCTAAGTGAGAGGAGAGAGTATATGGGTAAGAAATACAATACAAGTGGTAAGCCTTATCTTGGTATGAGAGGTATGGACTTCTCAAATCCGAGAGCAGTAGATAACTACCAAAGGTTTCCCAAGTCATGTAAGTTCTGCCAATCCAACACAAGAGCTAGAGATTACATATGTTATCAATGCAAACGTGATGGACTTGACAACATGAATGAGAAAGCAGAACAGTTAGCCAATGAGAAGGGTTATACATTCACAAGTATGAGTGGTCGTATGATAGATACTGATGCAATGTTAGAACGTTTTCATAAGGGTTGGATAGAACTAGGTGATGGTTCTATGCTAGAAGTTACACAATCTGCAAGGGATATATATAACTCACAAGAGTTAAAAGAACGTAAGCGTAAGCAGTATATCCTTAGAGAGTTAATGAATGCCAAGCATTGTGTAAGAAAAAATGGTTGTAAGTTCGTACCGTTTACAGGAAGCGAGTGTAAATGTTACGGAAGTGAGGAGGAACTATGAGCGATAGTGAACTCTCATGTATGTGTCGTGAAAGACACGGAGAGAGTATTTGCAGTACTTGTCTTGACAACGTTATAGACAGGAGATTTGCAAGCGAACGCAGGGAACACAATCACACTTACGGATAATGAACAGGTGCTACACTCTAACAAGCATAACAAATTTCGTAGCACCATTCATTACATATAAGATTAAACAAACACGCCTAGTGCATACTCTCAGCTAGGTTGTAACAAAAGCTACCTATAGCCTAACGAGATACAAATTGCCTCACTAGTGATTATGTATCACAGCCCTTTGTTGTTAGGTGTAGGTAGCTTGTAGCACATAGAGTAAGAGAGTTCCGGCCTCTAAGCTAGCAAGGAATAGGACGACTATGTGTTACAAGCTATCTATAAAGGAGAGAGATGAGTGAAATACAATGCCGTTGTAAAGGTAATGTAATCTGTAGTAACCATTGGACTACAGAACATACAAGAATATATCAATTGCAACAGCGTATACATAAAGGAGAAAGATGAGCGAAGTATATGAGTTCGTACAACACGGACACAAAATAGATGAGAACGAACTTGTTGTAGAGTTTCGTTTTGATGCAGATGTAACAAAGGAACAAGCCATTCGTATGGTAGATAAAATTGTATCACTTGCAGATAACGACAACAGGTTTGCAAAGATGAGTGGACATACACCTAAGATGTATGCACTATCACCTTTCATACAAGACATACAGGCAGTGAACGATGAATGAAGCATGGTTAGTAATAGCTAATCCCATTAGACACAGACAAGTAGCAAGTATCTACGCACACATGAGATATGCTGAGGAGAAAGCTATGGCTGAGGAGATGGGTGCGATATACATAAATCAATTAGTAGACACACCTATGCCTAATGACTTGTGGGTATGTGATTTCTGTAACAGTTCAATAGATACGTTACAAGCAATCAACATAACTACAACCATACACGACATGGAACTAGCTAAGAAAGATGCAGATGCAGGACTACCTATCAATGGTGGGCATGCGTTATGTGGTAGCTGTTTCCAAAAAAGTAAGAACAACAACCCTGAGTATTGGACACGTAAGATAATCTGTGGTTGTTGTAGAACAGAAAGCAACACAACAGAAAGCGAGGTACTTTTATGAGAGAGAGAAACTCTAAAGGTAACGATAATACTTTGCATGAGCGAGGTAGAAAGAAAACTAAATACACAGCACAGATAATGATTGGGTATAAAGAACCACCTGTCATGCAAATAGATATCAATGCTAGGTCTTTGGCTGAAGCAACGACACGTGCTATTGAGTTAGGTAGACAACACATACAAGCAGACATACTGAATGCAAATCATGATGACTTGTATAAGATACTTAAACATAAGCAAGAAGGTGGAGAACTTACTGATGAGTTTATGAAAACCTTACAGATGCCAAAGGTAAGTCATGATGACTTTGACATAGACGGAATCATTGTCAATCGTGCAGACACAGTACAAACAAAAGTAATGAGTGAGAAGGAAGTTAATAACAACCTACACACAGGAATAACAGAGTTCTTAAAAGAGAACTCAGAACAGGAGGAAGAATAACATGGAAAGAAACATAGAAGACATGGCACAAAAAGCGTTAAACGATATGGAATACGTACCTGAGAAGGAACCTGTAGACTATATGTGTGTTGTTTCATTGGGTAACTTACAAGTTGCAAAGACAATCAAAGCAATGACTAAGGACATGCCTGAGAATATAGATGCTGATGTACGAGAGGTTGCAGATACTGTAACCAAAGGAATGAGTATGATTAATCTCAAGGTAAACGCTAGCTCAATACAAGAAGCAACAACAAGAGTGTACGAAACTATTAGTAAGTTGTTCTTCATTGATGGTATGACAAATGGTTTTGACATACTACACAACTTGATAGTTGAACATGACAAAGGTGAGTTACCTGAGCAAATGATGGAAGGTATAGATGCAACAGGTATACAAGCTACGAATAACATATATGCAAACTCAATCTTTACGAACATGGGTTTGTTTCAAGACATAGCTGACAGTACAAGTAAAGGTGCAGAAATCATGTCTAACATGAGTTTCCCTGTAATCAAATCAATACTTGTGTTTGAAGAAGGACACATTGAAGGTTTGTTTGGAGATATGCCTGAGAAATTACAACAAATGATAAATGAAACAATAGATGAAGAAGGAGGTGAAACAAATAATGAAGTTAGTTAAAAAATTCAGAGGTATTAAAGTACCCGAATACATAACAAGTAAATCACAACTCATTGCATGGGCATTGTTAATTGCACGTAAGCAAAACAAACCTGTATCTAATGGTGAGTTTGTATTTGATTTACGTTGCACTAGATATGGTGGTGTGATACACGACTTACGTAAGAAAGGTTGGCGTATCGAAACCATCAACGAAGGTAACAGTAAGTATACGTTTAGATTAACCAAGCAACCTGTTGCTTATGGTATGAGCTTAGCGTATCAAAACATATTACAACAAGAGAAACTAAGAGGAGTTACAAATGTCTGAAGAGATATTCACAGAAGGTGATGACTTGAAAATGGTAGATACAAAACGTATTGCCATTACGATTGATGTACTAGAAGTACTCAATCAACAAGCCATTGACAATGACTACAATCAACAGCTAGTAGATAAGTTCTTTCAAGATGTTGATAAACGTTTCCCTGCATATCTCAAAATGTATATGAAACATATGCACCGAGAAGGTGTGCCATGTGAAGTACACATGAGAACTATATGGGAATGTGTAATGCTAGACCAATCAGATGTGAAAGGTAACAAGGTTAAGACAATCAATGTCAAGGTAGATATACCTTTGAAAACATTTGAAAGTCTACCTAACACACCTATTGCATATGCACTAGCAACAGACTACGACAGCATGGACTTAGATGAAGTAACTAAGAAAATGCTAGATGAAATAAATTCTTACCTCATCAAAGCAGAGGAAGAATAACATAACAGAAAGCGAGGACAATATGGATAACTGTTGGGAATTAGCCGAACAAGTTATTGGAAACAGTGATAGAGTATTATTGTATGGCGTGCCGGGAACAGGTAAATCATATCAAGCATCTCTACACAATCTAAAAGAGGAACAAGAAGTAGTAACTACTACCCTTACTGAGGATGGTAGTGCTATGGAATTGAGAGGTCATTTCATACCGAATGATAAAGGAAGTATGGATTGGCTACATGGTACAGCAATATCTGCATGGTTACAAGGTGCTAGGTTTGTCATTAACGAGATAGACCACGCATCTAGTGATGTGCTTACATTCCTGTATGGAATACTAGATGACAAAGAGTTTGCAGGTATGACATTACCTAATAAGAAACAAACATTTGTCAAGCCAAGTGATGAGTTCAACGTTGTTGCAACTATGAATGGCACACCCGAAACACTACCCGAAGCACTAGCAGATAGGTTTCCTGTCAAGATAAACATTGACAAGATACACCCATCTGCTTTGAAACTGATACCTGAACAGTATCGTGATGCTTGTGAAAGCATGTCAATCATAGAGGATAGTGCTAGGCGTACAAGTATTCGTTCATGGGCAGAGTTCTCTAGGTTACAAGAGTTCATGACAGAGGAGAACAGTGCAAAGGTTGTATTCCAAGACAAGTATCAAGATATACTTGACACAATAGAACTTACGAAAGCACAAGATGACAAGTGAAGGTATGTTATATCCTGAGATACTTGACCTAAAAGAATACAGGGTATCACTAGGTAAAACTGCGTCTATAGACAGACAGAAAAGAGAAGCTGTGTCTATAGACAATACCTTTTGTACGTGTAGCAGGACAATTGATGACCAATTGCTAAGGGAAATCAATCATGTTCTATCCAAAATACAAGAAGATTATGATTTTGATAACAATTACTACACAAGGAACATTAAGAAAAATCATAATCATGCACGTAACATTAGAAAAGCTGTTATGTATAAGGAAATGTTTGACTTACCTGTCATGCAAGGAACTAAAGGCATTGACAAGGAAATGTTAGAAAGAGCTTATACATCTCATAGATACTATCGGGCAAGTTGGAACAAGAACAACAAAGAACGATTGAAAACACACAAGAAATCTAATGCTAAACGTAAAGCAGAAGGTAGATATCAATATGCTTATGACAGTACAGGGTTCAACTCAAGAGAGTTTAGAGATGAAGCATTGTTTTGTGATGACATCTGTATACAACAACTAACTTCATGGTTGTTGCAAGAAGATGTGCCACAACAACAGATGGGACAACTCTTGTCTTTGGGTACCTTAGGGGACGTAACTATCTTGCAATCATTTCTTAGGTGCATTGACAGAGCATTGTATACGTTATATGATGGTGAACTTACATCTGATAATACAGTTGAAAGTAACTACAGGTATATCAAAAAACTGTTTGATAAAAATCCTAAGAGTAGATGGACACCCATACAAGCAAAGCAATATGCAAACTTGATGTTGAAAGATGAAGTTGATATAAGTCTACTCTGCTTCAACAATCCTATGTACATATATGACAATGTAATAAGTTTATTACAGAGTTTTGGTGGTATGACAGTAGAAGAATTGGAGAGAAGATTAGATAACATAAGAAGCGTATTGGATTTAGTGTATACATACGTACGCAATACAGTTCCTCAACAAGCTGTTGGTATGCAAACATTAACTAAATACAGAAAAGAAGTTAAGCATTTAGCTATGTTGTATCAAGCCATGTGTACAGGTAGTTCTAAAATAGTTGCACGTAGAGTAACTCCTAAGTCTGTTGCTAATGACAAAAGCAATAACTTTGAGTTAAAACATTACACGCAAGAGAAAAGTACAGCAGACAATTTACAATCACAAGTAGATTACATGATGAAACAAGGTGGTTTACCTAGTAAGACTAACAATAGAAAGATTAGGTGGGCTAACACAGTATTCATTAAAGGTAAATTAGTCAAGAACTTGCAGAGTACATTGAAAGCAAGAAGGGATAGACCTAGTGAAGTAGGTGCAGTACCTAAGTATATAAACAGATGGGCTACTGACAAATACATATGGGCTAGTAAGCGTAAAGCCACTAGAGGTGGAACAATAGCTATAGACTGTAGTGGTAGTATGTCGTTTAGTAGTGAGGATATATACGAAGTTATAAAATCATTACCTGCTAGTAAGATAGTAGGTTATGCAGGTAGGAGTACATACGAGAGTGATTATTCGGAACTACCCGAAGGTGTCATAGAAACATTCGCTGAAGACCAACGAATGATTGGTGATTACTATGAAACATTCATAAAGAAAAACGGATATGGACAAAATTATGTAGATGTACCTGCAATTATGTGGCTGTCAAGACAACCTAAACCAAGAATGTTAGTAACTGACATGGAGGTAGTTGCACTTGATGCAACACGAAAAGGTAGTCATGTGTACACAGAGGAACTTATTGAAATGTGTGAGCAACTTTGTATTAAACATGACATCATTGTCATAGCAGATGTAGATGAAGCAATTGAATATGCTAAACACATAAGCAACAGATAGATTAGGTAGCTAAACTATTCTCGCTTATAGTATTTAGCTACTAAAGGTGTGGTATCGTGCGAGCGATACTGCACCTTTTTTTTGGTTTCTTTCGCGGGGGCGAAAAGTTTTTTATTTTTTTTTTTAATCGCCCTCGTACACGATTACTCTGCTAGTATGAACACATGGATAACAATGAAATGAATGAACTAATCAATCTTGCGACCGTTGGAAATCTTAATGCTACCTTTACTGCACGTTTAAATGATGATGCAAAAAAGTTTATCCTCATGTTAGAGGAACAAATAGCACAAGGTAAAGATGTATCGCCAAGAGTAGTAAGCACCATACTTCGTGAGAAGTTTGGAAGTAAAGTAGATGAAAGTACGATAAGCAAATGGAAAAGAAAAGTAAAGCAGAGTTCGTCGACCTGATAGCAGAGGCTACTAGCGATAAGGTAGATGAGTTAAAGAAAGTCATAGAGAAACAAAGAAAATCTATTGACCGATTAAAAGATAAGAAGTTGGATTTGATTGAGGCTATGAACTTTGCTATTGAAAGTAATTTAGCTGAGTTAAATCTACGCCCTGTGAAACCCCCGACTAAGAGTAAAAGAAAAATTAAACATGAAGAGATTTGTGTACCTTTGCTTAGTGATATACAGCTAGCAAAGATTACACCTACCTATAGCACAGAGGTTGCAGAGGAAAGAGTTGTAAGATACGCACACAAAATAGTAGAACTTACAAAGATACAAAGAGCTAGCCACAAGATAGATAAATGTGTGGTGTTAGCGTTAGGAGATATAGTTGAAGGTGAACTAATCTTTCCGGGACAAGCACACTTGATTGATAGTTCTCTGTACTCACAAGTAACAGTAGACGGACCACGTATCTTACATAAGTTCTTTAATATATTATTGCAGAACTTTACTGAAGTAGAATGTCATTGGGTTATAGGTAATCATGGTGCGTTAGGTGGTAGAAGTAGAAAAGATATGCACCCCGAAACAAATGCTGATGCTATGTTAGGCAACATAGTTCAAAGAATATTTGCTGATGAACCACGACTAACGTTTCATCTAGCATACAAGAAAGGTGAGAAGGCATGGTATACAGTAGCTGACTTGGGTAAGAAGTGTAGGTTCTTTATGTTTCATGGTGACCAAGTGCGTGGATTTGCAGGGTTTCCATGGTATGGCTTTGGTAAAAAGATACAAGGTTGGAAAACATTAGCAGCTCAAGGACTTATGGAAGACTTTGATTATGCAGTAGCAGGACACTTTCATACACCTAACACACAGTACATAAACGATATTAGATTTTGGTGCAATGGTAGTACAGAAAGTTATAACACTTTTGCACAAGAACAATTAGCAAGTATGGGTAGACCTTGTCAGTACACATTGTTTGTAAAACCTGACAAAGGTGTAACTGCTGAGTACTTGGTTAATTTGGAGGAATGATATGATTAGATATAGAAAGGAAAGACATGACATTTAATCTCAATGACTACGAATTAGTAGAGGATAGACTGAAAGCCTATTGGAAAGAACATCCCAATGGACAAATTACAACAAACGTAGAACACATTACTGATGATGGTAAGTGTGTAACAATCAAAGCATTCGTACATGACAACGAAGGTAACTTGGTATCTACAGGTATAGCACAAGAAACACAAGGTCAAGGTGGCTTTGCTAATAAAGATGCGTGGGTAGAGAACTGTGAAACCTCTGCTATAGGTAGAGCGTTAGCCAATTGGAAGTATCAAGGTAGTAATAAGAAGAGACCTTCCCAACAGGAAATGAGTAAGACACAAGATACTAAAAAAAAACCACCATTGAAGACTGCCCCTTCTGAAACAGTTAAAGAACTTAAGGTAGAAACTAATATGAAAAACTTAGTCTTTAATATGTGTGAGAGTAACAAAGAATTTGCTAAGAAAACATTTGAGTTTGCTCACAATAAAGTAACCTTGGGCGGTGCAACCAAAGACATGGAGTCATGGGACACCAAGATGCAGGGTAAATTCTTAGATGAAGCAGAAAAGTTTTCATTGAAATATGCTGAAGAAGGTAAAGAGATGAAATCTTGGGAAGGTAAAACTATACAAGAAAAAGTAGAAACTGTATTTGAAATAAAAAAAGGAGAAGATATGACAGACATACCAAGCGGAGCATGGGAGAATGACCCAATGAGTGAGCCACAAGCTAACTTTATGAATACATTAATAACAGAATGTATTGATAGTGGTAACTCTGCTGCTGAACACATAGCACAAGAAGCTAAGTCATTAATTAATAAGGGTGAGATGACTAAGAAAATTGCTAGTGAATGGATTGATAAGTTAAAGAACGCTAAGTAGTAGGTTCTTCTTTTTGACTCATATGATAGTTATAATCTATAACAAATTTATCAACGAGTTTATCAATCTCTTTGATGCTTGGTGGCGTGTTAGTTATCACGCTACCACACGCATCTGACAAATCTATTGACCACCTTTTTAATGACGCAGGACTTAAAAATATATTAGTATCTTCTTTTTTTGCCGCCACGTTTTCCACCTTTGTAACCTTTTTTCATACCTTTTTTAATTGGCATTGTATCTCCTTATAAGTTTATTGTAGTCTATACAACCAAGATTAACACATCTTTTGTTACGCTTGTGTATATCTAAAAGTTTTCCACACGTTTTGCATTTAGTTTTTTCTGCTACCACTTAGTCTTTGCTGCCCAATAAGCAGCAGACATCTTACCTTTTTTAATATTGGCAGCATGTCTTGCCCTAAAAGCTTTGTTTCTTTTTGTACCTTTAGGACTACCTCTCACACCTTTCTGACCAAATCTAATTAGTTTAACTTTATCACCTGACTTGGCTAGTACAGCGTGTGACTTAGACCCATGTTTAGGTGTAGCCTTAGGTTTGTTGTAACCTGAAAACCTCTCACCTCTGTACTCAATAGACATTATTTTTTCTTTTTCTTTTTAGGAAATCCTGCCTTCATATTGGCATACGCCTTAGGTGAGATAGTAGAATTTTTCTTTGACCTACTTGTACCTGCTTTTTTTCTCTTGTTCATATTGTAATACAAACCTTTTTTAGCAGCCATGTTATTTAGTAATTTGTTTTTTAGCGTATGTCTTAATGACTGCAAGTGCAGCACCACCACCTGCTAATGCAGCTAGCTGTAATGTTTCAGCTTCTACACCAACGAGAGGTGCAACTGTTAACGCACCGATAAACGCTTCTACGAATGTCCAAGCAGTACGCTCAATCATATCTTTTAAGTCTTCACTCATCTTGTAACTCCATGCTTCAGACCAAGGAGTCCACCCCACATCTTTCTTAAATGTGCCGTCTTGGTTTCTTTTTCTTTTTGATTTCTCAAACATTATGTAATTAACCTACCTTTAATTCTAGCATCAACTGTTAGTACATTCCCATTTATCTCTTGAAGTTTTTCCATAACAGTCCTTGACAAAACTACATCATCTGTTGATGCATTTGATAATGGTTTCTCTAACAGTTTAGTTATAGTTGTGTACTCTATAGATACGCTTTCACCCATAAGTAATTTCTTTGACACTTTGTTATACAATTTTACGTATGCAGTACCACTATGTCCTATAAACCCGTCATCACTACGGTCTAAATCTTGTTGAGTTTCACCTACAATAAGACAACCTGAGGTATGCTCATCGGTATTTCCTGCGTGTATAAGGATGTAAGTAAAGTTAGGTACATCTTGTAAGTGCAACATACCATAATGTGAATTACCGTACCTTTCTTTATACTTTGTATGGAATCCACCTGTCCTTCTAAACTGTATGTTGTATGTACCTTCAGGTATACAAGTTTCATGCATAACTTTTACTGATTGATATTGGTCTTCAAGTGTATAGCATTCAAATATACCATCGATAAACAACAAACCATTAGTTGCATCTGTTCCAAATTGTGTTCTTACTACTTGTAGTTTCATTTGTTCCTCCAATTATTACAATGCAAATTGCAACCACAACAAAGGTAATTGCATTTACACATCATCCACCATTGCAACAACCGCTACCGCAACAGTCCATTATTTACTCACATTCTTTTTTGTTTTAGGTTTGTCACTTCTAAAGCCTATAGTTAATAACCACACAGCTAATGTTATAACAGTAGCTAAGCCTGTCACTTGCTGTGCAGACCCGGTAAGCGTGAGTGTCGCAATCACTAAACCCACTAATGTCCACGAAAGGTTTAATGTTTCTTTAATTATAGTTATAAACCAATTCCATATTTTTTTAATCATAAACTTTTTCTCATTACAAATGCTGCAATACTTACTATTCTAGTCAAAATAACAGGGACTACAACTTCTTGTGCTTTTTCTTTTTGGTCTTGTGTCATGTCATTACCTATGGTTGATAGGTTTATGTCTTGTATATCTACATCTACAAATACTTCTATTGGATTTTCTAAGAATGCTTCGTACTGTACCTCTGTGACAACATCAGCAAGAGTATAGTTCTCTACATCTGCGTTTTCTATAGCTCTCTCTACGTATTCTGTTACAGCTTCTGCTACTACTTGGTCTTCTTTAATAGCCTCAGCAACAATAGCAACATCTTCTGTTTCAACTTGTAATACTTCAGCAACAACTTCAACTTGCTCCTGTGTAAGCTCTTCAACATCTTGTATAGCCTCCTCCACTACTGCTTGAATTACTTCTTGTACTTCCTCTGATACCTCTTCTAATTCTTGTACACCTATATCGTTAACTTCTTCTAGTACTTCTATTACTTCTTCTGTTTCAAGTTCTTGTACAAACTCTTGTATAGCTTCTTCTTTTGCTTCTTCATATTCTATAATCTCCTCTTCTGTAAGTTCTTCTTCTATTACTTCAGGTATATCTAAAGTAATAACTTCTTCTATCTCTTGTACCTCTACTTGGATTTCTTCTTCTGTAAGTTCTTCAATGACCTTTTCCTCTCTAGGTTCCAAATCTGTAGGTCTATCCACCACCACATCTTCTGTAATTTGTTCTTCAATTATCTCCTCTATCTCTTCTTCTATTATAACAACTGTAATATCTTCAGGTATATCTAGTTCTATTATCTCTTCAACGATTTCAATAAGTTCTATTGTATCTTCTATCTCTTGAATGACATCTACAAACTCTTCTAGTTCTTCTTCTGTCAATCCTTCTAAGATAATTACACTATCTTCTAACTCTTCTAGTATAATTAATTCTTCTTCAATATCAGCTATCTCTTCTTCTGTTAGCTCTTCCTCAATAATTTCCTGTATTGGCTCATCCAAAACTTCCTCGTCTTGAATTGTATCTTCTGTAGTAATGTCATCTCTAAGTATCTCTTCGTCCAACTCATCTATATACTCCTCTTCTTCGACAATAATAGTAATGCTGTCAGGTACATTAGTGCAATCATCGGGTTGATATCCAAACCAATCTCCACTTTCTACCGCTTCAAGATATTGTTTATACGATAACGGATTGTCCGGATGTTCGCAACCATATTCGTCCCAAGCCAAGTACGTAGTAATATTATCTTCGACCACATCTTCTGCCGCAGGTAACGTGGTGGGCGTTGTTGTTGACGAACTAGATGTCGTTGTATCAGGTACATAATCATAATCATATAATACACTTTCTACGGGAGTAAAGTCGCTAGTTGTACCATTAGTATCATGAAATGCTTTTACCTTTGCATATATCTTTTGATTATCTACAGACAAGTTGTTATATAAGTACTCTGCTGTAAAGTTATAGACTTGCCAAGACAATGCTTCTGTAAATCCAAAGGTAGTTTGTACTGACACATCATCAGCAGTTTCAGTAAGTCCTATATAAACTATGTAGTAT